GTTATTTTTTTCTTCAATAAATACTCTGAACTAAGTCTAGCATCAATTATTTTTTTCAAATCATTATCATCTGTAGTAATACCTAAATGTTGAGTAAGAAGTGGTTCTTTGTAACCATAACTTTTATCTGTTGCTTCTAAATGCTTATTATAAGCATCTATTAGATCTATAACTTCGCCTGTTATAATAGGACTTACTAATCCATGTCTAATCATAAATTTGTGCTTAAAATAAGTATCAAAATAATGTCGATTTGTTTTCCCTACTTCAGCAATAAACCACTTTTCAACATTTTTAATCATATTACAACTCTATATAGATCTAGTACTCTTTTGATGTGATCTGGAAAGTCAGTACTATTTCGAAGTCCTGCAGTTGATTGGTTTTGCAAAGTTGCTCCACCAAGTGTCCGTCTTTCCTTGTGTTCATCTTTTAAGTAATAGGTCATTAAGTCATATATAGCTAATTGTAGATCCTTAGGTGTAGCACTATAACCAGCATTATAAGTTATTCTAACTGATCCCATGCCTTTTGCCCAATTTGTCTTTTCTCCATTCTTAGTAGTACGAATTACAGCATCAGCTTCAAAATCTACATAATACTCATAATTAGCAGTAGTTAATGTAACATAAGGTTCTGAATATGCTGTTCTTTCTTCTACTAGATCAATCGCTGTTAAAGGACTTTCACTAATAATAAGTGTACTAGTATATAAATCGTCTATACTAAACGTTTCTACTTTATTAGTAGAATAGTAGTCAATAAATGTAGTTCCACAATACTTTTTAACAAGATCACTAACTTGTGGAATCATAAGTATTAGGCGATCGTCTTCCGTCTCACCTCTGATTCCTTCAGCATCTTTGTACTGATTAATGTCAATTAAATCGGTCATAATCCTCTTAAAAAGTATTGTGGTGGGGTGAACCCCCACCACAAAATCTTAGCTATTAACTAGCTTTGTATTTGTACGCCCACTTGGAAGTAGCACCATCGATTAGATCGGTGAAACCAATTCTTTGTGAAGCAACAAGCACTCTGCGCTGATTCGCAACTTCGTAATCTGACTCTAAAGTCACACCACGTAGTCTAGGCATTACATAGTTTCTTGCATATACAGCAATAGCTCCAAAGCCATTAGCTGCTTGAGCAGGGAATTCATCGCACATTAAAACACGCGTTCCGAATACCTGTCCAATTTCACCACTAAGTTTAGTTGCCAAGTCACCAACTAGGTTGGCATCTTGGAATTCCGCATCTTCCAATAGTTGGAAATAAACTGCTTGAGATACAACATAGACTACGTCGTTAGGATTAACTCCGTATTTGCCCATATTTTTTCTCAAGGAAAGAAGCTCTGCTGCAGTAACCGTATCAGTAGCAACCGCTGTGGTTGACTGAGTTTGATCACTATCAGCTGCTGCCATCGTTACTAGACCATCAAAAGTTCCTGAAGTATACACACCAGTTGAGTGGTTACCCAATAGGATTGCATTTTCAATACCTTTTGCATGTGATCTAACAATCGACTCCCTAATTAAAGGAAGGATTGGCATAATTGCATCTTCTTCAGTTTCATTACCTAAGTAAGATTGTGAAATTAGCTTTTTAGTGTTGAGGGTCTTTTCCGTCAGGTCTACACCACCGAAAGGTGAACCATAAGTATCACCAGTCTGGGCTAAGTTACCATGAGGGGAAGATCCCGTTGCAGTTTGGTTAGCAGTGAACTCAGCATAACCACTATCTGGTAGGATAGGGATTATCATATTTGCTGCGGTCATTGGTATTTCTCTAAAGAGAGGAGCCAAAACTAGTTCGTTTTGGATATCCCTTTCGATATTGGTTGATACCGTTTGCTCAAAGTCTGCAGATGAAACACCAACGCCTGAATGGGCATTGATTTTTGTCATCACGTCTTTGGCATATTCGGTGTCATAACCTCTACCAGTTGCTAGACCAAGAACTTTCGCGTCAGTCACGTCTTCAGCAAAGGCTTTACGCCAATCGCCTTCACCGCGTCTGTCTTGAAAAATTCTTTTTGACTCGCGAATGTTCATAATTTCTTCTGAACGCTCTTTAAGCTCGGATTGAAGTTCTTTAACAACTTGTTCCAGATCTTCATGCTTATCGTTTACACGAGTTTCTATGTCTTTGACTAGTTCAGCAGCTCCACTAGTTACAGCTGTAACTATGGACTTTTGCTCTTCCTGTTTGCTTTCCTCAGCAGCCTTATTAACAGCTTCTGCTTCTGAAACCTTGTGGGCTTCTTCTGCTTCAGCAGCTTCATCAGCGGCTTTTTGCTCGGCTTGCTTCATTGCATAAGCGGCAACTGCTTTTTCAGCTGCATCTTTTGCAAATTTTTCAAGGTCGAACTCAGGGTTAACATCAGGACTTTTGCTTTCTTCTGACATATTAGTCTCCGTTTTGTCGGCTCTCGCCTCGCTTGACTGCTCAGTTTTCACAGTATCTTGTTCAACTGAGTTAGTCTTTATAAAGTCGTTTTTGAACTTATTATACTCTTCCATGCTATCAAAAGCTTTAGATAGTTGAAAGACTGCATTTTGGTTACAAGGAACCGAAACAACAGACACTTCAAACAGTTCAGCGTCCTTTATCTTATATCCGTCGGTTTCTGATATATAATCAGCGTCCTTGACTTTGAAACCAACAGAAAAAGCTCCAAGAACGCCATCTTTAATAAGATCTTTAATTTCGCCAGCAGATTTTGAAATACGGGCTAGAATATCTAGTCCGCCATCGCTGACTCCTATTTCTTTCGCACGACCAATTGGTCGATTGTGGTCGTGATTGAACAAAACAACTGGATTATTTTTATAATTTTCTAATCCACCATTTGCCCAAGCACTAGGTTCTATTATATCGCCTGCACGATCCAATGAATTGGTACTGGCTGATCCTTTGATGTCAATACCCCCATCATCATCTTCGCCAAGCGTCTTGAACTGGTTAGTCCAATGAAATATTTTTTCGGACATATCCCTACTCCTTTACTGCTGCTGCCTTTGGTGTTGGCGCAGCTTTTGGCACAGCTTGTGGAGCTGGTGCCGGTACAGGAGCCTCTATAGGATACCGAAATTTTGCGGCAGCCATTACTCTATTCCAACTACCAAACTTCCTTCGAAGTAAATAATCGCGAACAGGAGCATCAGTGCCGTAAGATTTATACGTCGCTAGATCCATCGTGTCATCGCCTTTGCTGGCAACAAACTCGGATAAAGCCTTTAGCATCATATCTTTTGTCATAATTCTTCCTCAATTGGTGAGTCCTCTGCGGGTCTCCCACCTTCCTCGGGATTCGCGGCTGATCCTGCAATGTTCGCAGGAATTCGCGGTGTATCAAACCCGTCAATTCTTTCAAGTCTCATAGCCTCCCTTGCTTCATTCGGTGTCATAATACCCGTATTTACAAGAGTAGCATAATAAGCGGCTTGATCCCTCAATTCCGGTTGCAATGCCGGTACATCTGTAATATCTTCATCAAGTTTGAAACCGAAGAATCTCTCGAAAGCGTACCCTATCTTTCTAACGATAGGTAGTACAGTTTCTAAATAATATAATCGGTGATTAGGGCGAATATTCGCATTATTACCACCGTCCAATAAAATTGGCGGAATTCCCATTGCTTCTAAAATTATTTTCTCATTCGAAGCTATTGCTTCTTGGAAGTCCAAATCTTTGAAGTTAATTTCCGTCAAATTCTCAACCTCTAATCCGCCATCTAAGAATAGTGGTCTACGACCACCAGACTGAGGGTTGTATCTAGCAACCCAGGCTTGTAACATTCTTTCTTTAATCTTTTCCGAAAGAGTGTTAGGGCTTTTTAGTACCAAACCTGGTACTGCTCCATTCTTAAAGAAATTATCTTGAAAACGTCTCATGCTTCCTAGTAACTGCATGGTTCTCCATGCTGGTTTTAGTCTAGGAACTCCTCTGTAAATAGAGTTAAAGCTGTTTTCTTTTATGTGAATAATCTCTTTTGGAGAATAATCAATTTGATGATCAAAAGTATATTTACTAACATAACTTCTTTCATCAGTCTCAATACTCATGTTTTCTGCGGGTAGATGGTACAAATGCGCTCCATCGAAATAAACAAAGATATTACCATCAATTAGTAAGTCAATGATTAAGTTTCGTTTAAACGCATTAATATCTTGATAAGGATTAGGCTCTTTATTAAGTAATAAATCGACTTTTGATCGTCTTATCTGCTTAATAATTTTATTAGTGCCGTTAATTTGCTCACCTACATCAAAAGGTATCTCCGCAGCGTCGTCCACTATCATGTTAACTGCGCGGTTTACAACCTCAAGTTGTTCGTAGGCATTTCTATAGTTAGTTATAACTTCACGACTACCAATATCCATACCCTGATCACGGGCAATGAGATACTGAGAAGGATTTTCCTTCTCTTCATCGCTTTCAATTGTTACAGTAGCTTCTCTACCTAAAAATCTGTCATACCATGCCATATTTATCCCTTTGTATGTCCACCCAACGTTTTTGTTTTAGTGCTGTTACGAGTCTTGGTCGTTTACCATAGATTGAGTGAAGTCTTAAATGATGTTCATGACAAAGGGTAACAGCTTCATCATATACTTCTAATTTATGTTCTTCGATAAATTGCTTTCTAAGATGTAGTATGTCATCTTCCCTTTTAATTAAAAAATTATTCTTTTTTAACCAAAATTCTAATAACTCTGTTAGTCCGTAAAAATGATGAAAATCTAAATTTTCCGTTGCTCCACAAATATAACAATTCGTTTCTTTTTTATACTGAGACTTAGCTTTATCACGAACATACTTAACTAGATCTCGTTTTAATGTCATAACTTATTCCATCTACTATATTATACTTAATTTTAAGGTCAATGTCAAGAACTATTTTTGATCCGGTGGTTGCTAGAAAGTAGTAGCACTTGTTTCGAACGAGTACAACGCATATCTTATTGCATCAGCCATATGTGAAGCGTGGTTATGTTTTGGTTTCTCTTTCAATAAATTCGGATTTGGATCCCACTGATATTGGTCTAAAGTTATCAAAGTTTCTTTACACCTTTGATCAACTATTAAATTGTCATTATCAATTATTCCCGCAACATGACCTATTCCATCAAGAAGGGATTTCTTTGCGTTTATAGTACTAATATCGTAATTTTGTGCGAAATCAAACCGTGTCTGCTGTGCTGCTGAATCAATGAAAATATAATCAATATCCCAAAAATTTATTTTCTCTCTAATCTTTGCCGCATGTTCTTCTGTAGTTCTCTCAGAATCTAAGTATTCATCTAATAAATAGTACTGTTCACGATCCCAATCATACCCAATAACACAAAATGCTGTTGGATCTTTAAAACCTACGTCCATTCCAGCGAATATATCCATTTTTTGTGTTTCTAACTCTGAAAGGTCTTGCTGACACTTTGTTAAATCAAAGCCCCAAACCTGTCCTTCATAAGTATTGAAGTCTGCCATGTACTCTTGATTGAATTCAGCTTGAGACATGGCTTTTTGAGCTTCGGAAATATCATCTTCAGAAATTCTAGGATTTTCATGATAAGTCGCTTTAACAGAAGCCCACTCTGGAAATTCTTCGCTAAAACCTCTTTGCCAAAATTCTGCAAACCAGTTATTTCGTCCCCGAGGGGTAGAAATAAACAATGCTTTACTACCTTCTTTATCTAGTGTAGGTCTTAGTGCTACATTGAAATCATCTTTGCCATCAACTAGTGCAGCTTCGTCAAAAATTATCAGATCGTAAGATCGACCAACAACAGAGTTTACCTGATTAACAGATCCCATTCTTATAGTCGAATTATTAGAAAGTTCAATTACTTTATCTTTTGCATTATCTCTTATTACTTCCAAATCAAAGTGTTTAATAAGAGTTCTTTGCAAATCAAAAGAAATTTGTGAAAGTGCATAATTAGGAGACATTAAAAGTACATTAGAGCCCGGAACTAAACAAACTAGCTGTCCAATTATATTAGCTATGTAAGTTTTTCCTTGTCTACGTGCTACCGCTGCTGAAACAAACCTATACTTAGGATTATTCATAGCATTAATAATTGCGGTTTGAGTAGTATTAGGTTCAATACCTAATAAATCCATATATCCGTCAATCGGTAGCTTAATGAAACGGTTCTCACCGAAATCCATTGTGTCTACTTTTTCTATATCTGTTCTGCTAACTTCAAGCATTTAATGTATTGTTTCATTGGGGAAAATACTTTCGACATCGTTTAAAATATCATTTTCCTGAATTATATTATACAAATACATAAAAGCTAAACAAAGTTGTCTCATGTCTATTTCTTGAGGCTCTAAATCTGTTTTTCGTTCCTTCATTGACATAGTAGCAATAAATGCAGAAGCACTAATTACGCTTTCTTCAAGCCATACTTGTCTACCGTCAACTTGGTTTTTCATAGTTAATTTGGGTATACTGGTGTGAGGAATACTTCAGCATGTGCTGAGTATATAGCATCAGTATCGTCTTTTTTAATTACCATTCTTTCACTTCCAAGCAAAGCAACGGTCCCTATAGGGGTTCCACCTGCTGCTGTCAGTATAGTAACTTCTCGAACTGTTGTTCCACTGTTAGATAGCATGGCATAATGTGCCCCTTCAACTGTAGACGCTGTCCCAGTTGATGTCGGCGATACATTCGTTGCTCCTAATATTTTATATGCTTGCATTTCTTTCTCCTAACGCTTTTTGCGTCCTTTCCCTTTCTTCTTTTGGCGGTACTTAATAGCACGAAGTCGTTGCTTCGCAGCTTTCTTAGTCTTAGAAGTGCCGGGAGTATTATTTACTTTCCAACCGCCTTTTACTTTTCGAATAGGCATATCCTAGTCTCCTATGATTTGCTCTAATTTCCCATATCTCTCGCTGGGAGGTATAAGAGTCAGCTCTTTTACTCTCCTAAGGCTCTCTAACTTGTACCTTTGTTTAAAAATAAGTACAGCCGTAGCCTTCTCTATTGCCATAATCATTGGCGGTAGAGTAAGTTTGCGTTCTAACCTTTTTCGTTCTGGTAGTGACATAGCTACCTCCATCAATCCGTTAGGATTGAGCTTTAACGCACGTCCATGCCCCGTAGGCTAGACCTGCCCAAGCTATTAGTTTAGCTAATCCACCTGTAAAAATGACCATTAAACAAACCGCACAAATCACTGCTCCGTCCCAAGACGTTCGCTCTGATACCCGTGCTTTTGCCCAATTGATCCAATTTTTAATCATATCCATTTTAGATTCTCCCAAAGAAATTTCTTTCTTTCTTAGCGTTATCTAACGCATGCAGTATCCACCGACGCCCCAGACGTCTGCACTGCTACTCCAAAATCTATGAAAAATTCGTCTTTTAGATAAATACTGAGTTTCCCCAGGCCCTATCCGACAATTTCCAATTGCTCCAAATTCAGAGTTTACATAATAAATAGTTGCTGTGTTCGCCCCGTCGTTATGAAATCTAACTGCGTGCGTCCGATCACCAAAATATGAAGCCGTCTCTACTGTTGTAGGACATTGTGCTTCAGCATCGGCTACCTGGAATGCTATAAATCCACCTGCCATTTACTTTCTCCATTTCTTCTTAGCCCACTTGGACTTGTTCTTAATCCCATTTACCTAATGGGCATTTTGCCTTCAATAAGACTTTTAGAGGCATAAAGCATCTACATTCTTCACAAACATAGTTTTTATATCTAGGACAGGCTATACAAATAGTTAGCCTTTCCCCTGGCTTCATCCACGCCTTCTTAAAAGGGTTCGAGGTAGTTTTCCATACCCCCGTTTATTGCGTTGCATCTGTATTTTTCTTGCTGCAAGCATTTTTTGTCTTTTAGTAGGCTCTTCTTTCATATCTTTATTAGATTTTGCGTCTGCAAGTTCTAATTCGATTTCAATTTGTTTCTTAGCCATTAGCGAACTCCACAGCCGCTGCTTTAGTAGCAAATTTGCTTTGCTTTCCTTCAGGATCCCAAACACAATGTTGCCCACGTTTTACCGCGTAAGCCCAACCTTTTGGAAATTCTGATTTTGGCGCTGGCGCTGCTTTTGTTTCAGGCGCAGCCGCTATATCCTTCTTTTCGTAGTCTTTTTCGACCATTAGTTTCTCCTATTCTCAACCCTAGCTATGCATAGTAAGGATTGTCCATAAAACACCACAGCCACCGATAATCATAGTACCTGCAACTCCAATCATTATAGTCTCAATTCTTTGTATCTGAGATTTTAAATCCTCTAGCTCATGAAAGACAGTCTTCCACCGCTCTTCACAAATTGCTGTATGCTTCGATAGTTCGGCAGCTACATGATCTGCTTCCATAATTAGTTCCCCTTAATATTATATATATAGAATTATATACAAACTCAATTATACCAAAATTCGTGGTTGTTGTCAAGAACTATTTTTGTATGGTGTATATTTTAACCGGCTCCGACTTGCCTTTCACAATAACTTCGTCTAAGAATTCATATTTGTACCCATCTACCATACTAAATTCTGAAATTATTAAATCAGTTTCATAAGTCTTGCAACTGCTCTCTAGGCGAGCCGCAAGATTAACTGCGTCGCCGAGAACACTATAATCAAAACGACTATTGCTACCCATATTGCCGACAACACAAAGCCCAGTATTGATCCCACACCCTGTGTGGATCTCAGGAACTCCTTCTGCCTTAAATATCTCATTTAATTCTCCTAATGCTTCTCTCATTTCCAATGCGGCTTCTGTAGCTTTCCTTTCTTGATCTTCTACGTCTAAAGGAGCGTTCCAAAATGCCATAATGCAGTCTCCCATGTACTTATCTATACAACCCTCATGCTTTTGTATTATCTCAGTCTGATTAGTTAAAAAACGATTAACTATCTCCACTAATTTTTGTGGATCTTTCTGGTATTTTTCAGAAATCGGGGTAAATCCTCGAATATCCGAAAATAGAAAAGTCATGCGTTTCGTAACCCCACCCAATCTCAGTTGTGATGGGTCTTTTTGGAGTATTTCAACCTGAGCGGGACTGACGTAGGTCCCAAATTGTTGTTTAATCTGTAATCTCAACAAGTATTGAGTAATAAAACTACGAAATTGTACAATACTCCAGAATAAAAAGAGGATAACAAGCGTGCCGGAAACGTCAAATAAGTAGGAAGACTCTATAAGCTTCCATGAAGTGAAACCAAGTCCCCCTAATAGTGCTAAAATGACTGGAAGGCTGAAATATATATTGCTAGAGACTAATAGTATTAAAATGATACCTATTAAGAGTACTCCTAACTCCGCTGCAAAACTCCAAGAAGGCTGAGATAGTGCATTCCCATTGACTATCGTGTTTAATACTGCTCCTTGTATGTCATGAGGGTACTTTGCTCCCGCCGGGGTTGCTACAAGAGGTGCCACACCTTCTGCTGTAACTCCAAAAATAACAAAAGGGGCGGGAATTGGGTCTTCTAAATACTCTAAAGCTGTTTGCCTATAGAACTTAGTATTCCAATTTACCCATATAGTACCATTTTGACTAGTTTTTATAGTATTGTACTGTGGTAGACGTATCCATTCAATTCCTGTTTCTTCGGTTTTTACCTGATAACTAGGATCTCCTGTGCCTAACCTTAACATCTCCAATGCAAAACTAGGATAAATTCTATTCTCTACGCTAATTGCTAGCGGTATTCTTCTTACGACTCCGTCTAGTTCGGGGCTTGCTGATATTAGTCCCACTCCTTCGCTTTCTAGTGCGGACCTTATAATTCCGGGGTACTGAAATAGCCATTCTGCTGGATTTCCTCCTCCTATCTGCGCCGTTCCTACATGTGGACCGCCTTCAGATGCTTGCGTGCTAGCTATAAAGGAAAGCACAGTAGGAATTTGATCTAATACAATCTGAAATTCTTCATCTTTCCCATGTATATCTTTATCTGGAAAAGCTACTGTTATTCCCGGCACGCCTTGTGTTGTTGTAAGTAGTGCTGCATAGACTGTTCTTGGTAAAGGGTAGCCTGCCCAATATTCTACAGCGTCTTCATCTATGTCTACTAGTAAAATCATTTCATCTTGGACTGTTTCTCTTGACATTATTAAACTGTCAAGTGTTTTTAGTTCAAGTATTTGAAAAGGGTAAGGATTCCAAATAAAAAGAGCCGTCAAAGCGGCTGCTAGTAGTAAATTGATCTTCATTTTTTAAATTTGCTGTCTATCCAACACTTACCGTAGTACATTATACCTATCCAAACAGATATTTCTATTACTTCAATATATCCAAGACTATTTAATATACCTATATCCATTAGTCTTGTGTTATGGTGATACTACAACCACCAGAAGTAATACAGTTCTGATTTAAAGTATAAGACTGACTATTATTAGAATGTTGAATAAAATCTAAATCTGTTCCCTGAGTTCCATTAAGTGTAATGTTTGCAATATGTTCACCTGTTCCATCTTGTAAATAGTCTACAGTATTATCATCATTATTAATAGTTAGATAGAACTGTTTACTGTCATCAGCTTTTTGTCTACCAAATACATCATTGCCATCTCCATATAAGTATATTCTTGCTGTATGACCATCACATGCTCCTGCTGAACAATTTCTTTGCACACCTACTATTGAATTATTATTTCCGTGTATATCAATAGTAACATTATGACCTCCACCTTCTGTTCCGTCTTTAGCCCAACTAGTGTCTGTTCTGCTATCTATTTCGAATCCTTGCGCCCACCATAACTTATTGTTTGTACCATAACTTATGTGAAACTGAATATCGTTCTTAGCACATGTTGTCTTAGTACAATTTTGATATAGTTTAAGTTCTTGATTGTCATAGTCTATATCTCCGCCCCAAGCTACACCTGATCCCCAACTTGGAGAATCATTAGCATAACCAATTTCTTGGTTATTTCCTATCTGATAAATCTCAACATCAATATTGTCTCCATCACCTATTGAGAAAAATATATCATTATCATACCCTATTTGAGTAAAATCTAAAGTAAGATTATCCCCTTGAGCTACTTGCACTATGTCTATTTCATTATCGCCAAATGCCTTGACTGCTCCAAATACCAAGATACAAGTTACGAAACATAATAATAATTTTGCGGGAAAGTCCATTAGAAATTTATCCTCCAACTTAAGCCTTTGTGATGATTGTTAAGAACTACTACTACAGCTATTCCGTTTAATGCTTTCAATGTAAATTTTCGATCTTTGGCATTCATACTATCCATTAAAAAAGTATTAATTATACTACTTGCAAATTTTACAGTTAAAACAGTTCCTTTTTTAGGTGGATCTCCCCAGAAGGGATTGGTTTCATGAACATTACATCTAACTCCATGTAAGTAGTACCTGTTTTGACAGTCTATTAAATCATAAGTTTGTATTGTGTCTACTGCATTTAAAATAATATAACTTGCATATAATTTCTTGTCAGTTGAGTCCCAGTCACGCACAGCCGCGTCACAAGAGCCTGCTGCTGACAGGAATAGTAGTAATGTGATTATATATTTCAATTTACTTGTGTTATTATTATATTTACTGCTTCACCGTCACCTACGGTAATTAAACTTTCTTTCTCATCAGTTATCGTGCTAATTCTAGCATTTGCGGAAATTGGCAACTTAATACTGATGATGCCCGTTACTTCTCTATAAAACCAAATTTGACCAGAATCGTCAATTATAGTATTATACTGACTATCTTTATCAAATCCCGGAGCTGTACCAACTATCTGTATTCCTCCAGGAAACTCGGCTCCTTTCTTTCTATCAAGTAAATCGCCTTCTTCTATAGTTACTAGTAAATCTTGCAAGAAATCGACATCTAATAAATCCATGTCTAATTCTCTATACTCTAGTTCTCTTGAGTCTTTTAAATAATCTTTCTCTAAATCATTAAACTCAAGAAAGTCTACACTAAGTATGTTATCTTTACTATTCTCAGTTTTTATTTCTTCTACCACTTGTTGAACTTCAGCAGGTGGACTAACAATAAATAAGTTATCAATCTGTGCAACAGTAATATTTTTTATAGTTACAGGTCTAGCTGGTGGGCTAGAAATAGTAGATACCATTGTTGCTTGATAAGCCTCAGTAAGTATTACTTGTCCAGCTTGATTTGTTACTGATATTTCTCCAGACGAGATTCCAGTTATGTCTGGTAAAAGAATAATTAAACTACGTCCTAATTCATCTATAGTAGTTGTGAAATCTGTTCCACGAATACCAATAGTAGCAGTAGGAGTTTCAATCCTAATATTCGCTTTATTCATCATTCCAAGTTTACCAGAAGTAAATCTAGCTGTTCCCATAGCGAACTTCATAACCATCTTATTCTTAGATGGATCGGGATCGAAAATTACTTCATCTATTAAAACTCTACTATGTTCCGTTAGTCTTAATTCTGCTTTATCAATAAACTCTACTGCTATGCGCCCGTTGCCGGTGTTGAGTGTGTCATATAATTCTATATCTGCCCCAACCGCGGCAACAAGTTCATTTAGTTCTCTAGTTAAAGAACTTATGCCTGTTTGTTCTGTAATGTCTCCTATTGGAGCTGCAAATACAACAGGCGATACTACCAACGAGAAAACACTAATCGTTAGTAGTATCTTTCTGGTTAATTGTAACAGTCGCATCTTCTGAATCTATTTCTAGGTTGATTATTCCTGAACAAGAAGCAATACTATTAGGACAAGTTCCAGATTTCTGGATTATTTGAATAGTTGCATCGTCTCCGTCCCATTCTACAGTAAGAAGCTGATCTTCGTCCATTTGAGTGACGTCTATATCTGCATCGTCCCCACTAAACTCCCATATCATAGATTGGTTATCTTCTTTTTGAATTGTCCAGATATTGTTGCCATCACCAGTAATTTCCCAGTTCCATACAACATTATCATAATCAATATCCGTGTTAAATACATTAGTTCCCCCTATCAGGACTAAATCGTAATTTAAGCTTTCTGCTGTCGCAGCTCCACCTAAATCGAAGTCCCAAGTATTAGAATCACCTTGAACACTTAAGTCTAAATCTAAACTATCTGCAGAGCCTGTGGCTCCGATTGCCCAATCGAAGATATTACTGTCGCCAGTAAATACCATATCGATGGCTGATGAGTCTAGAGTGATAGGTCCGAATATCTGGTTTAAGTTACCTATCTGATCTAAATTGAATGTTATACTTGCTCCAGTGATTAACATATCTGTAGCTACTGCGCCACTAACAATGGTTCCACCGAATTTGTTACCATATCCAATTTGATCAATTGTAAGTGTTAAGCTATCCCCGGCTTGTTCGAGAAAAATCTCATTATCCGTTGTTGCAGCTAACACTACACCAGAAAGACTCAGCGCAATTAATGCACTAATTAGTCGTTTCATCATTTTCTCCCAAATGTTGCCATTGGATCTTCCAATAGCCTCTTTCGTCGCCTTGTTTAATTAATGCGACAACTGCAGCTTCTATAGCTGCTCGAGTAGAGAAGGTTACACTTTCGTTTCTTGCTTCTCCATCTTCAAATTCTACCAGACGGGTATCCATATCCATAAATCTGAATACATCATATCCCTTTCCGACAGATAAAATCGTTTTCTTTGCTTGTACATTCAATAATATCTCTCCTGTAAGTGTGCTAATGCCTCTTAGACTTACAGTTACGACATCTCGTTTGTACTGCGTTGTATGCCCAATACCTAAATATCGAGCTCCTCTACCACCAGTTTCTTCATTAGAGTCATATCCAATGATACCACCTTCTATTATTATACCTGCAAATAATAAAGGTTGAATTCCTTGTTTAACTTCCTCATCTTCTGGATTTTGTTTTTTATGTTCTTCTCTAGTAGACCTAACAATTTGTCTTTCTCTTACTAGATTGTCAATTCCTGCGCGCTCAACTACTCGGAACCAAGTTCCGCCCCCTGCTGTCTTTAACGCGTCTATTAATAATTCTGTTCCCCCTTGAGTTGTTGCAGTACTAAAAGAAGCTATACCGTTCCCTTGTTTTCTTTGTCCTGTTTTATCTTGAAATTGGTATACTGCTACGACAGGCATAACTTCAGCGGGAGGTAAATTTATTAGTTCTTCATGTGTTGGTAGACTTATAGTCTCAGCTATCTCTCTACACTCTGCAATTTTACTACAACCTGTATCGTTATACATAGGTATACCTGCACAACCTGATAGTGCTAAAATGACTATTATCCATAGTCGTTTCATTTAGAATCCGCCAGTGCCAATAGGTATATCTATTGTCGTTGTTGATCCTTCTTCATCAATTATAGTTAGTCTTATTATCTCAGTACAGATACCATCTTCATCACACACTTGAATTCTGGCGTATCTAATGTCATTACCTTCTAATGCAAATGAGCCGAATAAGGACGCTTGTTCGTTTCCAAACATATTATCTACTAATTGTTTAGAAAGTTGGGCGTAAATTCGACTTTCGAGGTTTCTTATGAATTTTGCTAAGGTTGTGTTGTCCGCTTCTCGTTCAGCAGCTTTAAGTGCTGATTCGATATCGTCACGAATTTGGTCTCTACGAGATTTTTCTTGATTCTCGATGGTGAGATAGTGGGCAGATATTCCTATGCCACTAAAAGAGGGGTTCTTAAACTTTTGTTCTATTTGGTCTGCTGTCGCTGTCATCGCGACTAATAGTATTACTACTCCTATTAATTTTTTCATTTTCTTTTATCTGTAAAACCGTGTCTACTTTTTCTTGTAGACGTATCATATCATTGTCAAGCATTCTTATCTGATCAATGAGTTTGATTAAACCCATATGCATACTTTTAATAGCGGGGTTAATTACATTTATAATTGTTCGCCATACATAGTATACAAAATAACCAAGTCCAACCGCCAGTACTATAGGAAAACCAAAGGTAGAGACTACATAGACTATTTGCTCCACTAGTCTCGCCTTACGTCAATAGTACCATCTTCAACAAAATTCTCTGCTCTTGCAATTCTATCCAAGTCGGGAGGTAACCCCAACGCGGAAGAAACTGCGGTATCTAATTTAATCATATCATTATTCATTGTTTTAATCCTAGTAACTAAAGATTTGCAAAATCCTTCTAAAGTCTTTATTTGACCTACAACTCCATTCATTATTTGTTGCATGATCAAAAATATAAAGAAACCCATAACTAGTGCTCCAGCTATTGGAGCGCCAACATCGGCTATCAGAGCGAATATATCCATTTAAAACGTAGCGGATACTCCGCAACCACACTTATTTACTTCATTAGGGTTAATAAGTACAAATTCTTCTTGTAAACCTTGTTTTATAAAATCTAGTGTAGCTCCTATTAAATATGATGCTGATAAGTTATCAATAAATATCTTAAACTTTTTAAAGTCTAGTGTAAAGTCAGAATCAGTAGAAGAATCACAATAATCAAAAGTATATTCAAAACCAGCGCAACCGCCACTACGTAGCGCAATACGGATACCCTCATGAGAAGTTTCTTCTGTTTTCCTAGCAGCTCGTTCAAACGCGGCATCAGTTATCTCTATCATTTTTTGTATCCCAGTCCTTTATAGCCTTTTTGATTGCAGCTTCAGCTAATACGGAACAATGTAACTTAATAGGTGGCAGTTCTAGTGCCGTAGCTATTTCTTTATCTTTAATCTGTTTGGCTTCTTTAATAGTCTTTCCTTTTAACATCTCTACAAATAGAGATGAAGAAGCTATTGCCGAGCCACAACCATAAGTTTTGAACTTGACATCAAGTATTCTATCGTCTTGATCAATCTTAAGGTCTAATTTCATAACATCACCACAAGCGGGTGCTCCAACCATTCCAGTTGCGACGTTTGGATCCTTCGGATCAAATCGTCCCACTCCGTGCGCTGCTGGATTCTTTAACGCATTTTCAAATCTGCTTATAACCTTCTGTGAGTAAGCCATTATCTTTTAAATCCCATTTCACTTCTTCATAAGGTTGAGAAAACCCAACCTGTAATGTGAATCTATCTTCTTCACACTTATCTACACCATGTAGTTTCTGTCCATCGAATAAAAACGCTCCATGCGGATAGGCTACACCATCTACGGTTATTGGAGAAAAATCTCGTTGCTTTACAAAATTAACACCACATTTAGTTTTTTCATCTCTATGTAGGCTAATTGTTTCTCCCGCTGGTAGATAATAAAATCTAATAAACGGTTGAAAAGTCTCACCAATATCGTCAGCGATCTCTTTTAAATATCCTCGTAATTTCTTATAAGAAAACTGATAAACATACCAATTCTTTAAAAAATTTACTTCGGTTTTATAATCTAGTACATATTTTCTATAACTTGATCGCTTTAAGTTATCTGACATAGGTACCATTTTATCTAGTATATTTTCGACGGGAATTCTATCCCAATCAATCCTATAATAAACTTTTTCTGCAAACATTACTGTCTCGCTAAATGCACTTCTAACTTCTCTCTATCTTCAACTTTTTCCTTTGAAGCTTTATGTTTAAATAAGTTAGCTCGTTCTAAACATCTATAAATTGTTTCATATGGAGAATGAAAAAACGCTACGTGCATAACAAATCTTTCACTACCATTCTTTGTTGAGATACTATGTTTATTATCAAAACCATTGAACAAAAATTCAGTATAAGGAAACTCCTCATCTAAGAAACGTAAAGGAGCAGGATCTTCAGAATATACAAAGTTAGCTGATGCTGTTCTTATATCTACATGAAAATCTACTTCATAACCTGGCGGCAAATGAGTAAAAGTTATATTACTACTTAAGCCACGTCCTATGTCTTGATTTACCTTCTTTAAATAACCATTTAATTTAGGAGCTTCAATTCTGAAAACTCCCCAGTTATTCATAAGATCCAAACCTTGAGTTGGGTCTCCTTGATATTGCAATCTAGTTCGCCATTTGTTTTCTACATAATCACGATCTTTTGCATAAGGAACCATTAATTCTTTAATTTTCTCTACTGGAATTTTATTCCAGTCTATTTTATATTCCAGTTCTGCACATTGGGGAATTTCATGAAGACCCCTATGAAAATAAGCCTCGTCTTTAAAGTGCTGAATAACTGTCGGCACTATCGGATCTGCATTATATAATTCTGCTAGTAAGTACAAAACTAACGCTGTATGTTGTCCGTCCCAAACAGTATAAAAATGACCATCAACATTATGTACATTTAAAGGATTTACCATTTCATCGCTAAAGTGTTTAAGTATCTCAGTGACCTTTTGCAAATTTATTTTTCTTTGTAAATCGCTATTAACTACAATCTTGCTGAGCTGTATACCGTAAGCCTTACAGAGTAGCATGTCTTCAAAAGCTTTCCAAGAATGATCAGTTTCAAATTTTTTCAGGGTATTTTTTATAATCTCCCTGTACTCTGGGTCTTTTTCTAGAGATCTCTCTAGTAACTCTCCTAAACTTAAGTATGCATCCGACTTCTTCGAATCACTTAGATACGTTGGTCGTGGATAAAAGTCATGGGGACTATAGGTTTTACTCACTTTTCAGTGAAAGGTAAATCAGACCAGCGATAAAATCTCTTTTCTGGATATGCCCAAAACCACCCCTTAAACTTTTGTTTAGCTTGAGGTATTTTTGATTCCACATATATTAAGCCCATGCGCTCCACAAAAGTTTCTTTAACTACTTTAGTCATTTACTTCCTTTTCCTCTGTTAATAGCTTTTCCATAAGTTTACCATAATTACCTTGTCCAAAAGGTAATTCATTAATTTGAATATTTGCTTGCTGTTTAATAGGTGAGTTTTTTGATTTCTCTAATTCTACAATAGCTTTAAGTTCGTCCATACGCATTTTATGTGCCATCTGCAATAGATCTGCTAGATCTTTATTAGTGTAAATCTGACTTTCCTCAGCTTCCGAAAGTTTTTCTTCAATAATATTATCTAAAGTAGTCGCTATCTTAAATCTGTTCCTATATCCTGTATCTAGATACACTTGATCAATATATTGTTTGATCTCGCGTTTGTTTAAATACTCGGACACAGTATTTTCGTCTAGAGCCAGCTCTTGACATACTTCTGTAATATTTCCGAGTTGGAGATAGCTATTTGCTACTTCCAAACCTTCGGGACTCATTTTTAATGCAATTTCATTTTTCATACTTGAATTATACCAAAAGTCTAACATAAAGTCAAGAAAAATTTTTGAGAGCATCATTATGATGCCTATTCTGCGTCTAGTCTTAAACTGAAATTTTTTAAAAAGTTTACATGTAGAGGGGTAAAGCGAGCGGGAGTCAGCATGGTCTATTAACCCCCCTATCACAAGGCAAGACACAATGCAAATTTATTTTGCAAAATCGTAAGCATAAATAAATGAGGAATGCAAGAGAAATCGTACCTAATTGTTTAAAAAAACATTTCGATTTTTCTTGATATAATTTGAAATAAGAGGATAATAATAAATATAGAGATTGCTACCCTACAACTCTAAAACAAGCGAGGGGAGACGCGGAGAAACTGGAACAAAACAGAAGCAAAGCGTAAATCGGAAACCTAAAAATAGCCGAGATCAGACGGAACAACGTCTCAAAATAAAAACTAGAAAAACTCAAAATGTTTAAATCATGGGAGAATACAATGACTAAACAAACTCTCAAACAAAGATCAGCTTTGCTCGATCACGTTAACCGCTCAAAAGAGAAAGCGAGCATCGCGAAAAAAATACTGGACTCCGAAAGAGATCAGCTTAGTTTTTATCTGCGATTTCGTTACGTTGGACTTGGACTTGTTCAAGGTTCATCAATTCTTATTTTGTTTGGGTTATCGCTCTTGCCTTACTTCATTACTCTTTGGCTCGGTCTTTTGGTTTATCAAATCACAGCTTATCGCTTTTGGTTTGAAGATCGAAAGGTTTACCGATTAACCAAAGAGAAATTGGATAAGGGTTTAGGGAGCAATATTCATACTGTTAGAACATTAAAGATCAAACAAAAAAGGGAACTGGTTTATATAATCGGTAACTGGTTCGGTCTGTTCTTGGTCGGTCTGAATATCTACCTACAAAGTTAGATCAATGGGCTTGGGATTGTGCCTTTGAACAATCCCTTTTTTCTAAATCATGGGAGAAAACTATGACTGAAGAAAAAGAAAATGTTGATGCCTTGCCTGACAGCGAGCTAGACAAAGAGCAATTGATAAAGCGAGTCAATGCGACTGGCTTTAAAAATCAATTCCTCAATGTCGGTAGGCTTAATAAGAGCGATCTCAAAGAGGTCTTGCGATTATTAAGACTCGAAGCGAAACTGGTCAAGTAGGCTTCAACTAGGGAGAAGGGGGTATTTCTCAAGAGGTAGGACTTGCGTCTCAACTCTTTTGCTTGTACCCCCCGATTTCTGAATCATGGGAGAATACTATGAATGTGTTTTACTATAACCACTTACAAGATTACGAAGGTAACTTTAGACGTTGGGAAGATATGAGTCGCGTGGAGAGAGAAGGTTTTAATTTAAAACCTTATTCGATTAAAAAAGCGAGAGCTGTTTTTGATCGTCAATACTCGAAATATAAACTCGTAATCGCAACGGATAAAGGGGAATCTTCTAATGCTTAAAATCATATATCTTATTATGTGGGTTTTAATGTTTGTCGCAACTTTTG